CTATTGTAGGCGTTTAATGTATCGTTTCACCCACTTTACCACCTCGCCAGCAACATATCGAGGTCGCTCGTTTTCGTCTGAAAAGTATCTTGATTGAGGAAAATCGCCTTTTGTAACGATGAATTTCACCGTATAAGTATAGGACTTGTTAAGATACAGAGCAATCTCTTCGATAGTCATTAAGTTTTGGCTGTTTTCTGTGTATGCAGCGAACGCCGCCATTTTTGCGGCCTTAACAATTTCTTCTTCTGCTTTTTTTGATAGAGTGATTTGTTCCATAAAACCTCCATGTAAAATAAAAGCCGCACTTCCTTGTGCGGCCATTTGATTATTTTCTTATAGCAATATCGATCAATTCATATCTCGCCTTTAACAAAAACAAATTAAACACAAAGGATAAATATGAATTAGTTTGGAACGATCCTTGCCAGGATTTATCATTATAATTTCGGTAAAGCACGATAATTTTTTTACCCATAATCCCTCACGCATACCATTTTTCTAAGTTTTCAAATTCCTTGACTACATCATCATAACCTAGCGAATTCAATAGATCGCATAGGATTTTATCCGCTTGGTTATGCGCTTCCTCTATATCAGAATTTGATTGCAATGCCTTTAATTTATTAACTATTCTTGTCAATGTTTTATTATTTGGCTGTTCAGGCAAAGGCATCCAGTATTTAACCATGCAGCATGGAACGCAACCAAATTCTGCGTCAAAATAAAACTCTCCATTACTATCTAGATAACCTACAAATTGCTTATATGACTCTACATGATTTCTTTTCCCGAACAATAGCACTGGATAGCTATAACCATCATCGTCTAACTCGGGCATTCGCTCGCTACATTTAATCCATCTGCTCATATCACACCACCCAATAAAACGCTTTCCACGCTACACCAAAGAACAATCCAGCAGCTGCACCAACTAAGATGATGCCGACTAACCAAGATATGAATAGCGAGAGCCATATAATAAAGTCTTTCATACTTACTCCATTAATATAAATCTTCTGAGAACAGAATATCTGAATTTGGTGAACCAGATAAACGAATAACTTGGTTTTGAGCTTTAGCAATTTCCATTGCCTCTTTACGATCTACAAAACGACCTTTATTAGTTAGGAATCCCTGTTCCCAGTCTAGTAAAGGATATTTATAGTTCTTTTCTAACTCATCTAGTTGTTTGTGCATGAATAGGTCATAATGTCTTAAACCATATACTGTATGGATAATTTCACTACCATCCTCATTTGTGCCATCTCTTGTATCTACAAACACTTGGCAAGCAGAGCATACAATACGCTCAGGAATATCTACATATTCTCTTTTCTGGTTCAAGAGTTTAATAAATTCGTTGAATAGCGCCTGTCTTTCTTCAGGTGTTTGCTGTTTAATTAAATTAATAATATCCATCACTTACTCCATCATACTCTTCATAAAACCAAGCCATTTTTGAGCATCTTCTCTTGTGCGATAACATTGAGCATTTTCAGCCATTCCAACATCGCTATCGTCATCTTCGTCATAACATGTGGCGAATTTAACCCCATATTCATTAATATAATAATATCCATCTCCACTTTTAGGCTTAAACGGCTTAGGTAAATCTTCAATACTAATCTTTGGCTCTTCCCACATTCCAATATCATCAATTAAATCATGTTCATACCATATTTCAGCATCGGTATGATTATCAGGAAAGATAACAACAAATCTACGGAAGCTTTGATCGTCTAGAAATTCAGTCACCTCCCTTGCTATATAGCACTTTTTCCCGCTCGCATTGACCGGCTCGCCATTTAAGGCTGCATCTAAGTCAAATTCTTTCATTTTCTTTCTCCTTAATTTTCATAAATAGCATCCAGTGCGTATTGTTTGCTTTTCCCGATTTATGCCCAAGAATTGGCATTTTATTTAAGATTGAAATAATCTCGCCAACTGACACTTGAGTTTCGTTCCACTTAAAAATAAGGGCGCCGAAATCATCAAGCACCCTCATACACTCATCAAAACCTTTTTTAAGCTGCGTTCGCCAATCCTCGTCAAGCCGTCCGTATTTTTTGACTAACCAAGATTTGTCACCACCTTTTATTAAGTGAGGCGGATCAAATATAACGCATTTGAAAGATTTATCAGGGTATGGCATATCGGTGAAATCATGAATCACATCAGGCGATACTTCTAAATGTCTAATTTTGTCACGATCCTTAAAACTTAGTTTTTGGTTTCTTATATCTGCAAAAAGCACATTCGGATTGTTTTTATCAAAGTAAAACATTCTTCCGCCGCAGCAAGCATCTAGAATTGGTTTCATCTTGTCTCCTTTAAAACAAAAGGCGCTCACTTGGAACGCCTATTGGATTTGTTAAATATTGATTTACTGCTTAAGATTAACCACCGGCAACACATCAACCAGTGGTCTTGCTGTTGTGCCAGTTGTTGATGCGCTACTGCGGTTTTCATTTATCCAGTCAGCTAATTCCTCCCATGAATCGTAGTCAAGTTTGTGGAATGCGTTATTTCGGTCACTTTCCCAGCGTTTTAAATGCTCATTAATATTTCGCGTAATTACCTCTCGAGTGTTGCTGCTTAACACGCTCCAGTAGGTTTTCACATCGTGAATAGTTTCGCTAACGATATAAGTATGTCGTGGCAAGCTGTATCGGACGTGACTAATCATTAAATCTTGGAGTTTATGCAGTGGGATTTTGATGTTAATTTCATTCATTTTCGTTTACTTTTCTTTTTACGTTTACTAAAAATACGTTCTTGTTTTATCGCTCTAAGCTCAGTTTCAAGCATCACATTTTCTCGTTTTAGTTGATTGTTCTCATATTTCAGACTTTTAATTAATTCACCCAATTTTCGCAGCTCCAACTCATGGAGTTGGATAGATTTATCAACCTGCTTATCTAGTCGTCTAAGATCTTCCATCAGGACTTTTTCAGCTAAACATTTAAGTAATCTCATAATCTATCCTTGAGCCCACCAAATTCTTTTATTAGGCTATCCACTGTTTTGCCAAGCACGCTCGCCATTAAGACAAAGTCTGCATCAAAACGAGCTGTCACATTTTCTTTTACAATGTCATCGTTCTTCTCGGTGATATTGTCGTCAAACTTCAATCGTTTCAGCGTACCGTCTTCAACTAAGACAAATTTAAGGTTGTCTTCCCACTCAAGCGCGAGTCTTGATACTGAGCCATTTTTTGCAAGATCGATAATTTCCTCGTCTTCAATATCTTTTTGTTTACAGAGGATAATGCCCAAATCTTCTTTTTCCCGAATTTCTACTTCTTCTCGCAAGATGAGCCAATCGGGCGCAGTATCTGTAACCCATTTTGTCATCACTTCGCATGGCGCACAGTTAAACGCCAATGGTACTACTGGCAAACTGCCAAGCGATTTACGCAAAAGTGCGAGTGCATCTTCAGCTGTTTTACTTGATGCCGCATCAACAAAGATAAGTTGTTTCAACGTGTCGATATAAAGTGCGGTCGTTTTGATGCGAGAAAATGCTTGCGGAAGTAGAGTGGCTATCACATCATCTTTTAGGGATAATCGTTCTGCTTTCTTTAATTTTCGCCGTTCTTTTTCTTCAAGTGTAGTGATTCGTTTATTAAGTTCACGATTCACAACTTCCACAGGCAAAATCTTCTCTTCTCGTTTAGCTATAAGTAAGATTTTTCCGTCGGCTTGGTAAGCTAAGTTTTCACTGGTAGTGAGCGGAGCAGACCAACCGAAATGGCTAACGTCTGCTGAGCCACACGGAGTAAATTCACATTCTTTTAGTTTTGATTCGATTTCACCGAAGTCAATATTCTTTGTTAGGCGATAAATAATCGCATTTTTAAACCAATACATAGTCACTCTCCTTGTTTTTTGTACTTGTCTAAATAAGAAACATCAGCTACGGTTGCCGGCAGTTTCATTTTATTTTTTGGCAAGCTATCTAATAGTTGTTTTTCCCATTGAGGAAACATTGTTAAGAATGTTTTGTCAGTATCGACTGATAAAATTGTTTCTTTAAGTTGTTTTAAATCAATTTCAATTTGATAGATTTCTTTTTGAGTGTTTTCCACTAACTCTTTGAATCTTTCGCTTTTGTAAAAATCTGAATCAACAAAGAGGTTATATGTGTAATTTTGTAATCTACATCCTACGTGTGAGGCAAAAGTTAATCGCTGTCCTTGCATTTGCTTTAAAACCCCTTTGTAGAATTTAACAAATTTTTGATCTTGCTCCTTATCAATATCTACTTGCAATTCTTCTGCAAACTGTCTTGCTTTTTTTATGTTTAAAGTATTCACAATTTTAAAATAAATCACTTCTTTAACTTGCTTGCTTAACTTCATTTTACTCTTCCTTTTAAATTTAAAGGCCACTATCTAGCGGCCTTATTTTTGTTAGTGTAATTGATTAACTCACGGATTTTCTCACGCACAAGCTCCAAAGCCTTTTCTAAACTCCGTTCCTTTTCGTGTAATTCCGCTAATTCGTGTTCTGCTTGTTTGTTATTCGTCATTCTCAACCTCAACAAACTCTCCATTGGCGTCAAGTGTGTACCATGTGTTTACCTTAATTCCGTTTTCGCCAACTTTAGACGCTTTGATATGTATCAGGTCGCCATTACTATCTCTGTAAACGCATACAATAGCGCCGCCATTATCCGCTTTAGATTTAGAATCACGCCCTGTCGTAATAGCAATCGACCAATCACCAGTATTTGTAGCTGCTGACTGATTGCCAGTATTTGTAGCTGCTGACCAATCACCAGTATTTGTAGCTGCTGACTGATAGCCAGTATTTGTAGCTGCTGACTGATAGCCAGTATTTGTAGCTGCTGACCAATCACCAGTATTTGTAGCTGCTGACTGATAGCCAGTATTTGACGTATTATCATCGCTCCAATTAATTTTATCTTTAATCCAGTCAACCGCTCGATTAATCATTTCTGGCAGTTTGATTTCTGTTTCTATCGTTATTTTTGCCGAGGCTATTTTCGTATCATCGCTATCTTTTGATGTTTCTCCATGCATTTTGACAACGGCAAAACGACTGTCTGATGGAGGATAATAACTAAAAACATCAAGAGGGTATTCGCAGGCGTGGAACCCACTTTCACAAGCTTTAACCGCTCCATCATGCTCAAAAGTTTTACCTATCTCGTATTGATAGTCTCGGCATTTAAGACTTTCATCAAATCCTTTGTATGCAATAATTTCTTTGTTTTCTTTTTTCATTTTTTTCACCTAAAAGAAAACCGCCTTATTTGGCGGTCTCAATCATTTTTAATACTCGGCTTTTGCTTTCTTTCACAAATAAACTCTTTCCGTCTGTTGTTGATATGAAAGAGTTATCACCTACTGGCTTAATGTAAAAAATACTATCAGCACAAACCTGTGTCTTTTTAAGTCCCTCGATAAGGGTAAGTGTTATTTCTTTACCCATAACCACCCCTAGAACGGAATATTACCGTCAAAGCTATCGCCCTGTTCAGCCATCGCACTCAATGGATCTAGTTTAGCTTTACTTGGTTTTGCCTGTTTCGGCTCATCTTGGCGACCTCCTAGCATTTGCAAAACATCGCCTTGTATTTCTGTTGTATATCTATCTTGGCCGTTGTTATCTTGCCATTTGCGTGTTTTTAAACGACCTTCAATGTAAACTTGAGAGCCAGTTTTTAAATATTGACCAGCAATTTCAGCAAGTCTGCGATAGAGCACAATGCGATGCCATTCTGTTTGAGTTTTTTTCTCTCCAGTGTTTTTATCCGTCCAGCTTTCAGAAATTGCCACTGTGATGTTAGCAACCTGTTCACCATTTGGCATTGTGCGGATTTCTGGGTCATTGCCTAAATTTCCCACAATGATTACCTTATTAATTCCAGCCATTAGCTCATCTCCTTAATTAACTGTTGATAATATTCTTGAGCAGCATTAACTCGCTCTTTGATTTCTTCTATAATTTTGTCATCACGCTTAACTGTAACGGTCGTAATACGTTTTGATTGTGGTATTTGTTCCACTAAATCGATGTACCGTGTCGGGTCGTCATAGCTTGATAATTGCTCGTATGGAGTAGGTAAGAGTACAAAATCAATTTGAGCCTCTTCACAATCCCATAACCACATATAGCCTTGCATTTGGATTGTATAGCCTGCTTTCTTGGCTTTCTCTTCCGCCTCATCATTAAAGAAAGGGTGTGAGCAAATATCCCACGAGCATTTTGTATCAATGATTAGCTTTCTAGTCGGGACGTAAATATCACATTCGCCAGTAATCCAATCATTTTCACGTCTTTCTTCGTTTTTCTTTAAAGCCAATCCACGCTTGCGACCACTTAATTTAATAGCCTGCTCTTCAAGTGCGATGCCTTTCTCGGTGTATTTATTACCCTCAAAATCTTGATAGCCAAATAGGTCATATTTAACTATCTTTCTCACCGCACTTTTAGCGGTAGCGGATATACCACTACCGCTTTTCGGTTTAACCATTAAATCCGCAAGCCCAGAGCATCTAGCTTTCAGCTTGTACATTTCCATTTTCAACAGCCTCTAATTCCGCAATCTGTTCTTGGCTAAACTCATAAGCCCCACTATCGCACAAGTCTTGTAGGGTAGTCTCACCGTTGATAATGCTTTGTTTGCAGTTATTAAACGTTTCATCATCTACAACCGTTACAAAGCTCGCATCTTGAATATTATCTGCGTAGTTGAATTCTTGTTTTTCAGCATCTTTCACAACAGCTTGATCGGCCAATACTGCTTGTTGCATTTCAACCGATAACGGAGCTTGTTTTGATAGCAATAACTTCATCACGGTTTTTAATGCCATCGCCTCGAAGTTATCGGCCCAAACACTTGACGCCCATTGTCCTTTTGCTTTTTTATCAAGGTAAGTGCGGTAAGTTTGAGAATAACGCTGTGCGTGCTGATCGACTTCCGCCTCTGTCATATACAATTCAGCAGTAAAGCTATTCAATAATTCTAAGTAAGCATAATATCCAATAGGTTTTTCGTCCTGTGTTGGCTTTTGTTTCCAGTCAAATACATAGCCATTAATCGGATCTTCTTCGATTAATGGCTTTTCATACACCGGCACAGCGACCAATCTTTTAAACTGGCCAGAACGTTGAGCAAGTTGAATTAAGCCTTTGTAACCTAGTTGAAATTGTGCCTCTATCTTATTTTCCTTTTTATTGTTAAAAGGCACGATATAGGCAAAACCTAGCCCGTTTTGGAGAGGTAGATTTAAGGTTGCTGCCATACATGCAGCGTTAAAAATACTTGATGGTTCGGCTTTTCTTAATAATGCGTTGCTAGAAGCAATCTGCATTACACTTGTCGCAAATGTTGCTGAATTCTTCCCGATTAATTGTTCGACTTTGGTCTTAATAATAGGGTCATTAAAAAGCTCCCGAAGTGTTTTATACTTAACGGGAGCCTGTACTTGTTGATTTTGATTTGTCATTTTGTTTCACCTTTACTGGTTAATCATTAAGGATAAACCCTTTTCGATAATCTTCTTCTAGCTGTTTTAATCTATCTTCGTCCATAGCGGTCAGGATTTTAATTCGCATCTCTTCATAGTCAGTGCCAAGTGCGACCGCTTTAAGAAATTCGTCATCGTCAAACATCTTTTCACTAAACAAACAGATAGCATCATCATCACCGTTAGCAATATCTTCTTTGATTGCCTCTATTTCCATTTCTATGGCTCGATTGTGGTCATCTTCTTTGCCGCACTGTTTATCCCAATCATTGAACGGTTTGCGTTCCCATTGCGCTTGTAGGCTTTCCATTTGATACACCTCTTATAATTTCGAAAAAGTTATTCACATCATCAAACTGAAAGCCTTTAACTCGGCTACCGTTGATGATTAACGTTTTGGGTTGCGGAAGTTCGCCACGACATACTGCAGTCATAACGGTTGCGTGATGAACGCCAAACATTTGTTTTAAATCCAAGAAGATGAAGAAGTCTTTATCATCTTGTTTTGATTGTCTTTGATTGATGTAATTATCAAATTTATCAAGCGACTTAGTCATTGATGGAGATATGAATTTCCGTTTGCTAACAGATTTAGGAAGTTTGATTTTCTTCTCTTTAACTTTAGCCTTTGGCTTGTTATCGCCAATTAAGCGAAAGCGTGTTCCATACATAGCGTTGTAACGCTCAATATGTCTATTAATAAACATCAAAGCGTTTTGCTTTGAGTGCTGTGGGTACGTTTTATGAATTAGGCGACCATTAACGAAGAAAGAGGCTTTAAACATGCCATTAATCTCTTCTACATCAACTCTATAAGTCTTTTTTTCTTTCATCGTCTAATTCCTTTTGTTTGATGTTTGTGTATGCCATAGCCTCTTGTTTTGCTGGCTCTGTTAAATTTGGTTGATATTGCCCGTTCTTGGCAATCCACTGTATGCGAGCTTGTTCACGCTCTAACGCAGTAGGCTCGCTTGCCTCTGCTGCAAGTGCTGTTAACATTGTCATAGCGACTAGGCAGATTGATAGGATAGTTGCAATTACGTAAGCAGTGTTTTTGATAAAAGTCTTGATTTTCATAGGTTTCACCTCGGATGGTCATGAAAATATTGGTTAAAAAAATCCCCTAGAGCCAGCTATAAGCAACTAGGGGTATAACCAATCTTAAAGGAGATATTTTTTATTATGCTATTGCTGTAACCAGCTAGAGCCGCTCTCGATTCCATTTAATTTTCAAGAAGACTGGGCGATTCCTTTCGCTCGGTGAAAGCGGCTTTAGCTGGCGGCTCCAAAGAACCATTAATGTGCCTTTCTTTATGCTTGTAAGGCTCAAGCCCTCTTGCATGCGACTACAACGAGGAGTAAAATTCCATATTGCGACTACATCTAAACAGGAGGAAATTATGAATAAACCAAAAGCAGATACATTGGCGTTGATGTTTGCCCGCGATATATTAACGACCACAACACAAACCCAAGGTAATCAAATGAATATCGTTACCGCATATAGCGCAAAAGAGCTTGGTGAGTTTATTAGAGCACTTTCAACTGAACTTGAATCGCTTGATGAAAACACCAATACTATTGGGATTTTGAATATGTATAAGCCTGAATTGAAGTAAATGCCTCACATAACTGAGCAGCTACTTCATTTGGCTTAAGATTCGTGTTCTTTGCCGCACTTTCTAATACAGCCTGTTTGATTCGTTCTTTATCTTTTTCAGATAGGCTGTTTTCTTTTTTTTCTTCCATTTTTAACCTCATTTGTTTTATGTTTGCCATTTCAAAGCACACTCTGTCTTGCATTTGACGCGTTCGCATGCTTAAAACTGTCGCTCTGCCGAATGCGCTTTGAATTGGTGGCATACTTGTTTTAAATCGCTATGCCAACGATTGTCCAGACCTACCCAAATTTTTTGATCTGCCGACTTCGCAATCTGTATCTTGCGTTGGGAGCCAATGCGATTGGGCTAATACAGTAGCGCAACCAATCCGCTCAATCCATTACCCTTACTTGCTTTGGACGTCATAATGGACGAAATATAAGGGTGGTACACCCTTATTACCGTCTCTCCGATATGTCACGTTTCTTACGTCACGTTGACGTGCATAGTTTGTTTCATACCGCCTTGTTAGCCTTCCTCTTGGAAGAGCATTACTGTCAGTCTCACTACGAGTCATCGGCTTGTCTAACATTGCAATAAAAGACTCTGTTCGGTTGCTTACGTTTAACTATTCCCACCAATTGGCTTTGTTTGCATTTCCGTAAGCATTCACACCGCAATGTAAGGTTTTCTCCATCCGTTCATCGCTATTTACGATCCATCGGGATTGGCGTGTTATCACAACAAGACCATAAGTCACTTACTCCTAACTACTTATCGCTAATTAATCGGTGAGCTTTGTCATTCTCACTGCCGCACTTAATTGCGCTTAAGTGTTGGTCGATGTGTTTTTAATCTGATTTTTAAAGAGCATCGAGATATTTGCTTATGTGTATCTCGTTTTGATGTGGTCCATTCTACTTAAAGTAGATTTAATTGCAACTAAAAATTGCATAAAAGTAGAGATATTTTCTATTTAAAGTAGTAAGTATTTGATTTTTAATTTAATTTATTTTTGACTATTTGTTGAATTTGTGACCTAGATCACAAATTTTGAACAAAAAAGAATAGATTATTGATATGAAAGCGGAGGTTTTTGATGAATTTTTTATATTTTTGTCTATAATTGTGTTAATTTTTAACTCAGAATTAGAATCAGAAATAGATGTCAATTAATCGAATGCTTGATAAGGACGTTCGCCAAGCGGTAAAAGACAAAATATTAAAGGCGCATATTAACGATCCATCTACGCTGGTCATTGATGAATTAGGGTTAGATCATGGGCGTAATAGAGTAGATATTGCTGTAATTAATGGTGAATTACATGGCTATGAACTAAAAAGCGACTCTGACAATCTTTTACGTTTACCACAACAATCCATGACTTATTCATCCATTATGGATAAGGTCACTCTAGTTGTTGGGGAAAAGCACGCTCAGGAAGCAATTAATATCATTCCCGATTGGTGGGGGATTAAGATTGCTACGATGAATCATCGAGGAAGTGTGAATATTGTTACTTATCGTCGCAATAAAAAGAATAAGGATATTGACCCATTTGAGTTATCAAAACTCATCTGGAAAGAAGAGGCGTTAGCTTTACTTGCGATAAAGATTAAGGTTGATTGGCGAATTCGCAAGCTTACAAGAAAAGACATCTACAAATTAATTGTAGATACCTTTTCTTTGGACGAGATAAGAGATAATACTAGGGCTATATTGAAATCCCGTATAAATTGGCGCCAATTTGGCGAGTGACAAAGGTTATATGATGATTATGACCTACCTTAACCCAACTTCCCATATTACCTGGCCCGCACATTTGAGTGCTGCAATCATATAAGTATTTATCCCCCCATGAATAGCTATCCCCCATAAAGTATGGAGAATTAACTATATACCCTGCCATTGCGTGATATTGTCCAAATCCAGATGAATGTGAATGAACTTGGTAGCCGACCGCAAAAAGATAATTATCTGAAATGGTATATCGTATTTTGGCATTTGGGTTAACATATCCGAGAGGTTCTACTTCGTCTGGGTGCGTGATTGAATAGTCGCTAAAAATAATAGGATTGTTGGAATTATTTTGTGGCACTGAAAGATAGTAGTCATAAAAACCAAGCCATTCGGTTCTTGGCTCCATACCGAACGGCATATAGTTATTTCTTGGTAACTCACTCGGGATAGATGATCCTGTAATAATTATATTTATGCTTGATGATATATATCTAGAAATATGGTTAATATATGTTGATATATTAAATGAATGGTTCACTCTGTTTGTTGCGACGTCACTTCCAAAGTCTAATATAATATCTGTTACATTTGATAATGAGCTAATTAATTGTTGCAAATCACTTGGTGTGGAATGTGAAAAATTTCTTATTTTTACTAATACAGCTGATGATATTCTATTTTGGATGATGTAATTTATAGCAATTTGATTAGGATTATTTAAGTGAATTACAGGAGTGAATGGGATATTATTATTAACAAGATCAGAAAAAATGGCCGTAGCATGATCTAATTGATTTATATTGAAGTTATTTACTTGAAATATATCAATAAATACCTCTCTAGAACCCCACTTTTGATTTAAATTCTTAGATAGTGATAGAGCTCTTTCATGACACTTATCTTGAGTTAAAATAAATAATGGTTTTATCCAATTTTTTACTTGTTCATCTAGTGCTTGCAATGCCAAGAATTCATTTTGTTTGGTTTTTAAAACAGGAACGTAAATAAAGTTCTCCATAATCTTCCCCTTAGGTTAGTTGTTATTAAAGATCAACAATATCCAGTATTAGTTTCTATAGTAAAACTGAATACCAAAAGACTTTTCCAATGACTGATATATCTTGCATGGCTGTTATCTCATCCGGGTGTTCTTCGCTGTTGTAACTGCGGATCTTAACTTGTTCGTTTGGCATATTGTAGAGTAGTTTTATGCGCAACAAGCCGCCGTGATTGATAGCGTATATCTTGCCGTCTCGGATTGTCTTATTGCCCAAATCAATTCCCACCGTTGTTCCATCCGGAATAACCGGCTCCATTGAATTTCCATCAGCAATCACACATACCGCATTTTCGTACTGTACGCCTTGTTTACGTAGTGTTGCTTTGGAAAAACGCAATTTGAAGTTGTTATAGTCCTCTATGTCATCAGCAAAGCCGTTTCCGGCAGCAAGCCTAATATCTTGATAAAACGGGACTGCGTATTCATCGCTATTTAGTGGAGTATTGCGATCCCATAAGTCGAATGAGCCAACGTCTTTCACATTAGAAGTTACTTGATTTTCTAAAGAATCGGCTGTTCCGTATTTCAAATGAGCAGGACTAACTCCAAAGTACTTCGCCATAGCTTCAATTTTTTTATCTCTCGGAGTCGCAGTGCCCAAAGTGTAACGTCTAGCCATTTCATAGGTTACGCCAATAGCTTTTTGTAAATCCACAATATTTTTGCCTTGTTTAGCCATTAATTCATTAAGTCGGCTTGCTAAATCTGTCATAGACACTCCTTTATTCTACTAAAGGTAGAAGATACAAAATTAAAATAGTTGATTCAATTCTATTTTTAGTAGTAGAATATCTCTACTTTAAATAGAATAAAGAGGATTAAAATGCTACCAATCGAAAAAGCTTATGAAATCGTGGGCGGTATTTCGGCTATGGCTCGACATTTCAATCTTACACCTTGGGCTGTTTCCAAGTGGCGTGAAAAAGTGCCTGCGGAACGTTGCGCAAAGATTGAAGAACTTACGGCCGGAAAAGTTAAGAAATCCGAATTACGTCCTGATTTGTGGGATTAATTTACCAACCTTTACCTAAAAGAAAACCATAAAAAACGGAAAGAAATTATGGCAATGAAACAAACCATTATAGAGATGATCGAGAAAGTACCAGGCGGCAAAAGTGCGGTAGCTGGCTTTCTCGGATTTACAGAAAGCGAGTTAAATAACCGTCTTTACCAAACAAAAGGCCAACGGTTTAAAAACGAAGAATTGATAGCACTGCAACTTGAGTATGGCTGCACTGATTTTATTGAGGAGCTTTGCCGAAATGCTGGTGGACGATTTGTAAAAGATACCGATGCAGACAATCTAGATGCAGTAGAAATGGCAAATATCCAACTACATGAATTATCAGCTAGAGGAATGCTTTTTGGTGTGTTGGAAGAAACTTTAGACGATGGCGAAATTACCCCAGAAGAAGAGGAGGTAATTAGAAAATTATTAAATAAACATTTAGCAGCGACACAACACTCAATCGAGTGCGTGATCTCGCTAAATAAACGGCAATAAAAAACCACGGCGGCAACCGTGGCAATTTAGGAAAAAATTAACATGGAAAATATTAATCAAAACGAGACGACAAGTCAAACACAATCAGCACAGATTTTAAAGGCGCTCAAAAACGGAGAGAGATTAACGCACTTAGACGCAGAAAAACGTTTTAACTGCTTACGCCTTGGCGCAAGAATTTACGACCTAAAACAACAGGGTCACAAAATCGAAAGACGAATGATTGTAGTACCTAGCGGAAAATGCGTTGCTGAATACAGATTGGTGGCTTGATATGAAAAATATTACATACAAAGAGCTTACTTTATTGGGGGCGGATCATGAATAGCAGATTTATTCCAAACTCTTTCATTATTCCTAATTCCGTTGTTGATGAATTAATGGCTGACATGAGCGGTATTGAGCTTAAATGTTACTTATTTGTTGTTCGTAAAACTAAAGGATGGAATAAGGAATCAGACAGCATTTCCGTTAGTCAATTCATGGAAGTTACAGGGTTAAGTAATCGTTCTGTTATAACTGCTTGTGAATCACTTGTTGAAATGGGATTACTTGAGCGTTCAGGTGGTGAACGCAAATTGAATACTTATTCAGTGAAAGCGTTTGAGATTTCACAAACTGGTGAAAAAAGTTCATCAGATAAAACTGGTGAAAATTTTTCACAAACTGGTGAAAAAAGTTCATCAGATCTGGTGAAAAAAGTTCACACACAAAATAACAATAAAAACACTATACAAAATAACAATAAAAAAAATACCAAAAAAAGCGATTTTGAATTACTTGCTGATTTCGGTATCACTGGACAACTTGCAGATGATTTCATAATCCACCGCAAGGCCTGTAAAGCACCAATTACCAGAACAGCACTGAAAGGCTTTCAGCGTGAGGCGGACAAAGCTGGAATACCTATTGCCGAAGCAATCACAATATCCATCGAGCGTAATTGGCGTGGATTTAAATCCGAATGGGATTGGCGAGGGAGTGGAGTCATCCAGCGACAACCGCAAAAAATGACTTTTACCGAAAAGAACGCACAGCCGTGGAATCGTGAAGAAGATTGGGAAGGAGTTTTCTAATGAGCCAAGTAACAACACTAAACCAAACAACAGCAAAACAAGCTCCGGTTATCGCAGAGAAGTTAATTGACAGGGTTTTCGAGCAATTAATCGCATCTTGTCCAACACTCTTAACTGTTCAACCTGAACAATTAAAAATCCTTAAACAACAATGGATTCTAGGTTTTTCCGAAAACGGTATCAAAACATTTGAGCAAGTTAAACGTGGAATGGCAGCGGCTAGAGCGAAAGCAAACGGATATTTGCCAAGTGTAGGCGAGTTTATTTCTTGGTGTAACAGTTACAACAATCACGAATTAGGATTGCCAACGCCTGAAGAATTGTCATCAAGAATTCAAAAATACTTTGGTTACGCAAAAGAACCTCACAATTTCAAATTCCGCTCAAAGGCTGAATATTATTTGCTTAAAACCATTTATGACGGTTACAGCAAGAAGAAATGGGAAGATTGCCAAAAGGCCATGCCGAAAATCCTTGCCGAAGTGGTTGAAAAAGCTCGCACAGGCTTTGAGTTTCCACAAATTCCAGAGTTGCTGGAGCAAAAGCCAAAAGTGATTAGTCCAGAGGTGGCAAAAAGTGGAGTGGCTAAGATTAAAGAGATTATGGGGATTGTGTAAATGGAATTTAATTTCAAGCCGATGTTTCTAGTTAACGAGAATGTACGCAGAAATGCAATGGAATTAATAAGAAATTTACCAATCAATGAGCAGAATCCACTCGTTATAGAAATCAAGGTTAAAACACGCTCAATGGAGCAAAACGATAAATTTCACGCAATGCTAGGTGATATCTCAAAACAGGCGACATGGCAAGGCGATAAGTACGACATTTACGGATGGAAAAATCTAATAGTTAGCGGCCATACAATCGCAACAAAGCAGCCATACAAGCTAGTTACTGGTATTGAGGGGGAGCTGGTAAATGTTAGAGAAAGAACCTCAAAAATGGGCGTTAAGAGAATGGCAAGTCTTATCGAATACACAACCGCTTGGGGCGTAGAGAATGGCGTTAAGTTTAACGATACGTGGAGATTTTAAATGAGAGAAGAAATAGCTCTAGCGGTAGTTCTCTTTGTGGTGGTGTTTGTGATTATTTGTTTTATTGAGGGTGCAGATGATGAATGAGAAAGAGTTAAAGATTTTGATTATAGCTTACGCCTGTGTAGTTATCGGGACAATCTTAATCACTGGCAAATGGTGGTAATTATGAACAAACCTAAGGAAACCAAATGCAAAGTCTGCGGTTGTTACTTTGTCAAAACAATAAGCTCAATGCAAAAGGTATGTTCACCTAAATGTGCGATTATTCTTTCAAAAGAGCAGGCAAGAAAGAAAAAAGAGAAACAAGACAAACAAGAGCGGTTAGAAACCAAGAAAAGAATGACCGCACTTAAACAGAAAATTAAAAGCCGCTCCGAGTGGTTGGATGATTTACAAAGCTGGGTAAATAAATTCATCCGCTTGAGAGATAAAAATGAGCCTTGTATATCTTGTGGTCGCTATCATCAAGGACAATATCACGCAGGACATTATCGCAGCCGTGGAGCTTGTCCAGAGTTGAGATTTAACGAGGACAACATACACAAACAGTGCGCGCCCTGTAATAACCAAAAGAGCGGAAACGCTATAGAGTACAGGATAAACCTGGTTAAAAAGATTGGTATTGAACGGGTAGAGTTTTTAGAGCGACAAGACCATCCGCCATTAAAACTGACAATCGAAGAAATCAAAGAGCAAATTAAAATCTACAAAGCTAAATGCAAGGAGCTTGAGAATGACTTATAGCGTTGAGCGTATCTTAGAAAAATGGGGCAACTGCTGGGGTCGTGACAGAATTGGAACAGAATATCCAAGCACAACAATTTCAATCCCTGTGTTGCCGACAGCAAGAAAGGCTTATATCAAGTTCTTGACCGATGACGAGTGTCTTAAAATTGAAAAGCAAATAATGAATCTGCACGATGATGATTTATTGCAATATCAAATTCTAATGGCTCTATACATTCAACAAGCAAGTGAGAGAGAGATTTGTAATGCTCTAAATATCTCACCGGCCAAAATGTACCGAGAACGTGCGCAAGGGGTTAGATTTTTAAAAGGCGCTTTTGTTGCAGCTCAAATTAAATTTATGTTTTTAGGATAAATTAAATCTATATAAATTTTTTTATTTGAGAATTTGGTAAGGCATCCTGAATTTGGGATGTAGATCACAAAGTTGAAATAAATTTTGCTGAAAACTTACATAAATATTTTGGGGTCCGTAGAATAGGAGTTTCTATTTAACCAAAGAGGAACCAAAATGACAAAAAGAAAATCTTTCAGTTTTAAGTTTCGCAAGAGAATAAAGGTTGCGCCTGGGGTAACAATAAATTTAAGTCGAAGTGGTGTTAGCACTACACTTGGCCCCAAAGGGTTTTCTTTAAACGTAGGGAAAAATGGGGCGCACTTAAATGCTGGTATTCCAGGTACTGGTATCTATAACAGATATAAAATATTTGGTGCCGATAAAAAGATAGAGCCCTTATCAAATGATGATATTTATTTTGAACATTTACTTAGTAACATCATGCATTTCAAGCACTTTTTCCCGTCATCAAAATTAGGCGAATTAAGGAATAGGTTCAATTCTCTTAGTCAAAAACAGAGATGTTTAGTAATAAATAATGCAGATTTAATACATCCGTCAAAAGTAGGTTTGATGTCATTCTTTTTAGGTTGGATTGCAATAGATCGATTTTATTTGAAAGATTATACTCTTGGAGTATTAAAGATTATAACTATACCAGTCGGGATAGGTGTGTGTTGGTGGTGTCTTGATGTATTATTTTGTTGGAACAAAGTTAAAAAGATAAATTATCTGCGTTTTTCTGAGGCTATAGATAATGCCAGAGATTCGTAAAAAAAACGGAAACCCCGTTTACAAGACGGGGTTTTTACTTTATATTGTGTTTCAAGGTGTCGAAACCTTCAATCCACAGCGGCAATCCGCACCCGTCAGACAAGCGGTTTTTTTATGTCTAAAATTTGAGATCACTTTCTCGCCATTAAAAAGTGATTTTAAAAAGATCAATGTCGGGCGGGCGGAGAATACAATACCCGAAAGGGGAATAATCCCAGCCTACCTGTGGAAGGCTTTCGAACCGCCCGACGCCCTATTTAGGGTAAATATCGAAAATAAAACCACAGGAGCGACTTATGTCAACTCAAAACCAACTTTCCACGTTCAATTTTGAAACTTCACCTATTCGCGTAATCGCAATCAATAATGAACCTTGGTTTATCGCCAAAGATCTTTGCGATACATTAGGTATTTCAAACCCGAGCAAAGCAATTATTAATTTGGATGATGATGAGAAAAAGATTGTCGGTTCAACTGACATCCCCGACTATAACTTAAAGTTAGGGTCGGCAGGAAACGGGGCGCAAAGACTTTCGCTTGTATCAGAAAGTGGAATGTACACTTTGATCTTACGTTGCCGTGACGCAGTGAAAAAAGGATCTGTTCCACACCGCTTTAGAAAATGGGTAACAAGTGAAGTGTTGCCGCAAATTCGAAAAACTGGCTCTTACAGTAAAACCACAGTAGACCAACGAACAGGATTACGAAATGCAGTAAACATGTTGGTAAGCAAGAAAGGGTTAATTTATTCCGATGCCTATCATTTAATTCATCAGCGTTTTAATGTGGAATCAATCGAAGATTTGACATTAGAGCAATTACCGCAAGCAGTAGAGTATGTTCACAAAATAATTTTAGAAGGGGAATTAATCACTGATCCTGAATTGCCTATCCGTGAAAAGAAATTCTCTTTTGAATTTACTGAGTACGAACTCCAACAGCTTGCTTGGCTGTGGTTCGCTTTTAAGCGTGGCGTTGGCACTTTCCAACACATTGAAAGAGCTTTTAACGTGTTAGGATCAAATATGAGTGGGCAAATTTACGGGCAGGCTTACGAATATTTAAGCGTGCTACGCTCAACAAACCAAATCTTAAACCGTATCACAAGTGATTTTGACATCGACCCAATGACAAACTGGCGTGTATTAAAACACTTGCGAGGCTTTAATCCAAAAGCAGTCAAAATCGATTTCTAAAAATAATGGAAAATCCGACCGTACTTTTGAAAAATTGTGCGAAGAATGGATTTTGCATAAAAATTATAAAAACACTTGATTACTTGCAAGTGATAGTGTACTATATTAGGTAAGTTGCGGTTTTAGCGCATAGCAAACGCACAAAAGAATCTTACAGCCCTGATCGGAAACGGTCGGGGTTTTTTATTGGACGATTAACTCAGTTGGTAGAGTGGCAGCCTGTTAAGTTGTGTGTCACTGGTTCGAATCCAGTATCGTCCGCCATATATTCAGCTCATAGGTATTAGTTTACTTGTGAGCTTTTTTATTTGAGGTAAAAAAATAATGCCTATGAAAGATCCAGATGTATGGGCTTTGATTTGGGCTTGGTTACAAATCAATTTTGGCAACGGTTCAATTCAAAGTGCTGGTGCAGCGGTTTTTATGTCGCTTTTAAGAATGGGATTTATGCGCAAGAAACCAGCATTTCGCTATGTATTTATTGATGCAATGATTTGCGCATCTATTGCTGGGGTGGCGGTGCCTGTGTGTACTCATATATTCGGTCACGCAGATTTTTCAGCTTTTTTCGGCACGATGATTGGCTTTATTGGGACCGAAAAAATACGCGAATTTTTGTTTAAGTTTATTAATCGTAGGATTGACAAAGATGACAATGATTATTCCCGAAACGACATTCAATAAAGTTTTCCCAAAAGCAATCAAGGGAGTTTATCAGGCGATATCAAAGCATATTGATTTAGCTGGCTGTTTTAATAAACAACAACAAGCGATGTTTCTTGCTCAGTGCGGGCACGAAACAGCTGGATTTACCACTTTTAGCGAAAACTTAAATTACTCAGCAGATGGATTGATGAGAGTTTTTCGTAAGTATTTCCCGAATCTTAATATTGCTCGCCAGTACGAACGTAAACCAGAAAAGATTGCAAGCCGAGTTTACGCAGGTCGAATGGGTAATGGCCAAGAAGAAACAATGGACGGCTGGAATTATCGTGGCCGTGGATTAATTCAAATCACTGGTAAGGATAACTATATCCGATTTGCCCGTTGGTTAGGCGATACGATCAACCCTAAAGAAGTATCAAGTAATTTAGACTTAGCGGTCAAAGCGGCAGTCTGGTACTGGATATTTAACGACTTGGCATCTATTGATTCGGTCCAAAAGGTAACGATTAGGATCAATGGTGGCACCAATGGTTTAGATGACCGATGTAGATTATTTCGTGCGTTAATGGTGGATTAGTATGGAGGGGTGTAATGGTTAATAAATCAACCCTGATTTACCTTGCAGTATTGGCTAGCCTGTGTGGTTGGATTTGGTATCAGCATGGGGCGATAAATGACTTAAGAGCCGAAAACCAAGCACAGGCTAGCCTCATTGTAGAACAAGAAAAGGTTAATCAATCGCTAAAAGATACGATTGAGGTGGAGCGCCAAGCAGTAGAGCAACAGCGAGTTATTAATGATGAGATTAAACAAACAACACAAGACAAAGTACAAATTGTCAGAAAGATTATTAAGACACAACCTTGTTATAACACTCGCATCTATGACGATGCTATTGAGCGGTTGCACTAATAAGGTAACAACAAAGACAGAATACATCTATCCGCCTCAAGCATTTCTAACGCCTTGTGTTAAAACGCCATTTACTGGCAGCACATACGGTGAGGCCGTGGAGCATTTAATCATAGTGCAAGGTGAGCGTGATATGTGTGCTAGTCAAATCACGAACATTAACAAGTGGATTGAAAGCACAAAGAACAACAAATAAAGGATTTCCCTATGTCAGACGTGAAAGAGAAATCCACGTCTGAGCGTGGATTGACACCTAAGCAAGAAAAGTTTTGTCAGTTATATATTGAGCTTGGTAATGCAAGTGAGGCATATAGACAATCTTACAATGCTGAAAATATGAAAACTGAAACCATTAATACAAGAGCTAAGGAAATGCTTAAAAAAGGTCCAATTAAGGTCCGTATTAATGAGTTGCAAGAATATCACTTAAAACGACATAGTGTTACTGTTGATAACATTATCGCAGACTTGCAAGAATTAAGAGATATTTGCATGGGTCGCAGGTCAGTGGTTATGACAGATACAATCAAAAACGCACAAGAAGGCAAGATTGATACTGTGAATAATCAAATGTTTGTCTTTGAGCCGACAAGTGCAAATAAAGCCTTAGAGTTATTAGGTAAGCACTTGGGAATGTTTAAAGATAAATTAGACGTAACCACTGGCGATAAACCTTTACCAACAGTAATCAATGTGACATTTAGCGATGAGCCTTGATATTAAATTTCCGACAAAGTTTAGAACGCTATTTGAAGATATGTGGCGTTTTATTATCTTCTATGGTGGTCGTGGTTCAGGTAAGAGCTTTAATATAGCGAGAGCATTAATCATTAGAGCTTATCACAATCCGACACGAGTGCTTTGTTGTCGTGAAATTCAAAAGTCCATATCTGATTCCGTTATTCAGATGTTGATTGACCAGATAGAGAAATTAGAGCTTCAAAACTTCTTTGAGGTGCAGAAAACTCAAATCATTGGTCAAAACGGTTCGAGATTTACATTCGCAGGACTGAAAACAAATATCACCTCTATCAAGTCAATGACAGGAATTGATGTTGTTTGGGTTGAAGAGGGTGAGAATGTATCAAAAGAAAGCTGGGATGTATTAATTCCAACTATTCGAGAAGATAAGTCACAGATTATTGTTAGTTTTAACCCTAAAAACATTCTAGACGATACCTATCAGCGATTTGTAATTAATCCGCCAGAGAGATGCTCTTCTGTATTGGTTAATTGGCAGGATAATCCGTATTTTCCAAAAGAACTAATGGAGGATATGGAGCAAATGCGAGAGCGTGACTACGAGCTTTACAGACACGTTTACGAGGGCGAGCCGGTAGCTGATTCAGATATGGCAATTATTAAGCCTTTATGGATTGATGCTGCGGTAGATGCTCATATTAAACTTGGTTTCACTGGTAAGGGATTGAAAAAAGTCGGCTTTGACGTAGCGGATGAGGGCGTGGATAGTAACGCTAACGCATTTACACACGGTTCAGTCGTCCTTGATGTTGACGTTTGGAAAAATGGCGATGTTATTGATTCAGCCAATCGAACAAATCAAAGTGCGGTCAATTTCGGTGCCGACTTAATTATTTTCGATAGCATCGGTGTTGGCGCAGGTGTAAAAGCTCACTTTAAGCGATTACCTAAAACTATTCAAGTTGAGGGGTTTAATGCTGGTGGCTCAGTGGCTTATCCAGAGCGTGAATATATCAAAGGCAAGAAAAATCAAGATATGTTCTCGAATATCAAGGCTCAGTCTTGGTGGTCGTTGCGTGATAGATTTTATAAAACATATCGAGCAATTAAGCACGGTGATGTTTATCCTGATGATGAATTAATAAGCCTATCAAGCAGCATCAAAGAGCTTGAATATCTTAAGGCTGAATTATCTCGCCCTAGAGTTGATTACGATAACAATGGACGGGTTAAAGTTGAAAGTAAAAAGGATATGCGAAAACGTGGCATACCGTCACCAAACATGGCTGATGCGTTAGTGATGTGTTACGCACCAACAAAACCAAAATCATTATTGGATTTATAGATATGAAATTTTTTGATGGAATAGCATCGTTAGCGTTAAAGCTTGGATTAAAGCAAGAGCAGACTAATTATGTTGCTAGTTCAATGCTAACTGAGAAGCGTGACGAATTAGAAGCTTTATGGCGTGAAAATTGGATCGCCAATAAAATCTGCATCAAGCGCCCGGAAGATATGACAAGAGCGTGGCGAGATGTTTTCTCCAACGACCTTGATTCAGAGCAATTAGATGCGTTCACCAAATACGAACGAAGAATTAAACTTCGTGAAACACTAACTAAAGCATTGCAGTGGTCAAGCCTTTATGGCTCGGTTGGTTTACTGGTTGTTACCGATGCAACAAACTTAAATACACCATTAAGACCGACTGAAAAGCTAAAACGATTAATCATATTACCTAAGTGGAAAATTAGCACAACAGGCGAAAGAGAAACGAATATAACCGATGCTAATTTCGGTAAGTACAAAGCCTATTCAATCAGCGGTGATGATAAACCTCTAATCGTTCATCATTCAAGATTGCTGATTATGAACGCTAACGATGCTCCGCTATCAGATAGTAGCATTTGGGGCATCTCAGACTTAGAGAAAATTATTGATGCACTAAAACGTTTTGATATTGCTTCTGCTAACGTTGGTGACTTAATTTTTGAAAGCAAGATTGATATTTTCAAGATTGACGGGTTGTCCGATAAGATTGCGAGCGGCTTTGAGAATGAAGTAGCAAATGTAATCGGTGCAGTTCAAGCGATTAAATCATCGACTAACAGTCTATTACTGGATAAAGAAAACGAATACGACCGCAAAGAACTCTCGTTTGGTGGATTAAAAGACCTTATTACAGAGTTTCGTAATGCGGTCGCCGGTGCAGCAGATATGCCAGTTACAATCCTGTTTGGTCAGTCTGTTTCTGGTTTGGCTAGTGGTGATGAGGACATTCAAAACTATCACGAGTCAATTCACCGATTGCAAGAGGCAAGATTGAGACCTGTCTTTGAAGTTATTGATAGCTTAATTTGTGGTGAATTGTTTGGTGGCCGGCCTGAAGATTGGTGGTTTGAATTCTTGCCTTTAACTGTGGTTAAACAAGAACAACAAATCAATATGCTGAACACGTTCGCAACCGCAACCAATACACTAATTCAGAACGGTATCGTAACAGAACAGCAAGTAGCTAACGAATTACGAGAGAGCGGACTGTTTGCCAATATCTCGGCTGATGACGTTGAGGACATGAATAATGCTGATGAACTTGCCAGAGATTTTGAAGAACCAAAAGACGAAAGCGAAGAAGTTCAAAACACTGAAAGTGAGCAAGAGAACGGAGCTTTGGTATAGAACCGAACTCAAGCGACAAGTCAAAGAAATGACTGATACTGTTGAAAGAGCCTTAGAAAAACCTAATGGCTCTTTTTTTATGGATGATTTCAGCGGATTTCTTGCAGTTGGCGTTAAAACCCTGCTTAAAGTATTGGAACGCTTTGAGAATAAAGATTATTCAGCAGATGACGAAAAAATCGCACATGGCTTTGTTAATCGAGGAAATATCCAAAACCAACAGGAAGTATCAAAGAACTTAAAAAATCAAACTGGAATTGATTTAAGTGCATATTTAGGCAATAGCCCACGCATAGCTGAAAAAGTTAATGCGATGACTACTGCTAATGTTCAATTAATTAAGTCTATTCGCTCTCAATACCTCGATAAAGTTCAAAATGCCGTTACCCAAGCCTTGGTTAGCGGTTCCTTAAACAAGGATTTAACCGCGCAAATTAAGTCTATTGGGCAAACGACCGAAAAGCGCGCTGCATTTATCGCCCGCGACCAATCTTCAAAGCTTAACGCCGCATTGACACAGGCGCGCCATGAAGATTTAGGCGTTAAAAAATATATGTGGAGTACGGCAGGTGATGAGCGTGTGCGGGATAGTCACGCTGAAAAAGATGGGCAAATCTTTGAATATGCAAACCCTCCAGCAGATACCGGACACCCTGGGCATGACGTAAACTGTCGGTGCGTCCAAATTGCGGTGTTTGATGAGACTCAAGAAAAGCAAATCAATGAGCAACTGGAACAGCAAGACATCAGCAAGGCAATTGCGCCGGAAGTGTTTGATTTTCAAGTTAAGGAAATTGCTAAAGATGATGTTGCATTATCCTTTGTAAAAGATCGCAATTTATCCAAGCCTGAAGCAGTGATATTGCGTGAATACACAGGACATTCTGCACAGCAAATTAACGCTGAATTGCGTAGTAACAAACCTAGCTTAAAAGCATTGTCATTCGCCCGCATTTTAAATCGAGCATTGAATAAACTGCCTTCTTATAGAGGTAAGGTTTGGCGCGATATTGATTTGCCAGAGAAAACATTGGCGAAGTATTCCGTCGGTGAAGTTGTTACTGAAAAAGGATTTGTAAGCTCAAGCCGTGATGAATTTGAGCGTTTTGATTCTGCGCGACCTCATAGATTGCTTATTCATAGTAAAAACGGGAAGATTATTGAGAAAATAAGTGTCCTCCCATTAGAGTATGAGGTATTATTTAAATCAGGAACAAAGTTCAAGGTGCTTAAACGGACTCAAGAAAAAGGGTATCTGCTAATTGAGTTACAGGAGCTTTAAATGCGCAAAGAATATACCGACCCTGATATTTATAAAAGAAACCTCGAGCGCCACATGAAGCGCGAAGAAATTAAGCGATCCGAATACTTGATGATGTGGATGTATCAGTTACTTACCGCAGAAACAAAATTCGGTACGCGTGAAGCTGTGCTTTATCGAGTGCAAAAACGCTTTACTGGTGATGTGAACTTTGATGAAGCCGTGGAAATGATGGATAAATTAATCACGGAAGCCGAAAAAGAAGAATCAAAAAATTGACACAATAAAAATTTTGCAGTAGATTTCCCCAGACTAGCCGAATTGTAGTAATACAGTTCGGCTTTTTTATTGGAATTCTATCACCCGCTCATCGAAGCGGGTTTTTTTTTCCTGTAAGATAGCGATGTACACGCGACAAGCGGTGTTTCCTTCTCCACTCACTGTTTCTTACAGGCGCCATTTTGTGGAGAAAGCAGGAGAAAATATGCAAACATTAACCGCAGAATTTTTAGGCAAAGAAATAACCTTGGTGGACAACAACGGCGTGGCTTATGTGGCAATGCGTGAAGTTGTTGAGGGGATTGGGTTGGCGTGGAAGCCGCAATATCAAAAGCTAATGGATCACAGTCAAAAATTCAGTTGTTACCATATGACCACAACTGGAAAAGACGGCAAAAAATACGAAATGCTTTGTATGCCAATTAAGAAATTAAATGGTTGGCTATTTAGCATTAACCCAAACAAAGTACGGTCGGATTTGAAAGCACGTTTGGAAAACTACCAAGAAGAATGTTTCCTTGCCTTGTGGGATTATTGGACGGAAGGTGTTGCCCGCCGTGACGAGGTCAAAAACAAATTGGCATTATGGCAGCAAAAGAAAGCTGAATATACACAACGTGCCGGCGAACGGGGGATATTATTGCAGCAATGTAAATCGGAAAAGCAAGCCCTTGAACGTGAGCTTTTACAAATTAAACAATTAGAACTTTTCACTAATTTATAACCGCACTTTCTGAACAGGCTGTGCGGTTTTTTTATTGGGGTAAATCAATGAAATTTACAGATAACACAGTGCAGGCAAAAACACAGCGCACCATTACGAAAGATGGCTTTTTAGTGGTGCCGGCAACTATTTCAAAGGTCGGTGTTTTTGACTATCTAGAATCAGAGCTTGGACTAAAAGGCGATGGCGTGAAGAAAGTGGCGAGAACAGAGAAATCGCTATTTTCTGATGAGACCATTAAGAGCTTTGAGAACGCAACACTAACAATCGGACACCCAGAACAAGGCGTAAACGCTAAGAACTGGAAAGAGTTATCTGTTGGCGTTGTGCGAAATGTCAAACGAGTAGGCGATGAGCTAACCGCTGAAGCTTGGATTTATGACGAGCAAGCCATTAGAACCGTACAAGAACACGGTGTAGAGCAATTATCTTGTGGTTATGACTGCAACATCATCCAGTCAAGCGTTAAAGATGCAGATTTTGAGATGTCTCCGATGATCGGAAACCACGTGGCGATTGTGGCAAAGGGTCGCTGCGGTGGAACTGTAAAACTTGCCGATGAGGAAAAGACCGTTATGGGAAAAACCGCTAAATTCCTCGATGCGTTTTTAGGTGCATTCGGCATCAAATTGTCCGATGAACAGAAAAAACAAATCGAAGAAGATGAAGAAACTGGCAAAGAGGGCGAGAAAGCTCCAAAAGCTAAAAAACCAACCGAGCCAAAAGAAAAACAATCTGAACCCGAAGATAAAAAGGAAGAAGAAGTGAACAAAGAAGAGTTTGAAAAACAACTTAAAGCCAAAGATGAAGAAATTCAAGCATTGAAAGATGCACAGGCAAAACGTGATGCAGAATTAGCACAAGCGGCAATGTTAGCTGATGCGCAATCTGTATTCAAAGATGTGAAATTCGCAGATAAAGCAAGCGTTCGTGAAATCCAAGAGAGCGTTATTGTTGCTCAAGGTATCTTCACAAAAGATGCAGCGGCTAAATTATCTGATGCTGAAATCTCTGGTGCGTATCAAGTAGCTAAAGCGGTTACTGCTAAATTAGCGGATGAACGCAAATCTTTAGGTAATATCTTATTAGGTGATGCGAAAACTGAAACAGCACCTAAATTAGACTTCAACAAAACTTACAATCAATAGGGGTAATGAATAATGGGTTACGCTTACGAACAAGCTCCGGCAAAAGCTGGTGAATTAGGCAAAGGCAACTTTGCGAGTGCAAAAACAAGCGCAGAGAAAGTGACAGGCAAAGTAAAAGCTGGTGATTTTGTAGCATTAAATCCAGATGGTGGTGTAAAAGCGTTAGCAGCTAAAACTGATGTACTAGCTGGCGTAGTATTTGCAAGCACTATCCGTGATGAATGGAATGATGGCGAGCTTTGCGATGTAATGCATATTGCAGCAGGCGATGCGGTATGGGTAAACGTTGCAACTGGTAAAACTGTTACACGTGGTAAAAAAGTCTATGTATTAGCCGCAGGTGGTGACGGTAAAACTGGTGCAATTCAAGGTGAGACCGATGTAAACGGAATCGAAACTCCATACACCGTAATTGATGTTAAAGGTCAATTAGCGTTAATTTCTAAATTATAAGGGGCTAAATAGATGTCTTTATTAACTTATGTACAAAACGGTTTGACTGCTGTTAGCAAAGAAATCGCAGAAACCAAATATCCTGAAATTGTGTTTCCACAATTCGTATATGTTGACCAACAAACAGCGGTCGGCATCACTGAAAAACTTCACTACGGTGCAGATGAACACGGTTCTTTAGATGATGGCTTAATCACTACTGGTACTAGCACTTTAGACCAAGTAGAAGTTGGCTTTACCCCAAAACGCTCTTACATTGTGCCGTGGGCTAAATCGGTTACATGGACTAAACCAGAGCTTGAGCAAGGCAAATTATTAGGTTTAAACCTTGACACAGCGAAAATCATGGCGTTAAACAAAAACGCTCAACAAACTCTACAAAAAGTAGCGTTCTTGGGTCACGCTAAAGATGGCCGTTTAACTGGTTTATTAAACTCTAAATATGTATCAGTTCACACCTTAAAAGGTGCGGCGGCAGGTACAAAAGTTCAAGCAATGGACTTCGACAAAGCAGTAGCATTCTTCAAAGAGATGTTCTTAGCTGGCTTAGAGAAAACTAAACGCATTGAAGCACCAAATACATTCGCTATTGATGCGATAGATTTAGCTCACCTTGCTTTAACTCAACGAGCAAACACTGATACAACCGCTTTAGAGTTCTTAACTAAGAGCCTATCCGCTGCGGCTGGCCGTGAAGTGGCTATCAAAGCGTTACCGTCTAACTTCGGTTCTCGTGTAACAGATGGCAAAACACGTGCGATTGTTTATGTGAACAGTAAAGAACACGTAATCTTTGATGTGCCGATGACTCCAACTGTGTTAGAAGCAAAAGAAAAAGGCTTATTAGCTTACGAATCAGGCTTACGCATGGCATTCGGTGGCGTTACCTTTATCGAGCCAGAATCTGCTCTTTATGTAGATTACTAGGAGGAATAAATGCCAACAATAAACGATTTTCGTGAACGTTATCCAGAATTTAAAGAGGTCGATGGTTTCCGCATTGACCTTTTTTTATCGGATGCACAGCAAGAAATCAGCCAAGCACGATGGGGGCGACTTTTCGAGCGTGGAGTGTTGGCATTAGCTGCTCATTTGCTCCGTCTTTCTCTTTGGGCGACAGATGGTAACGGTGGAGCAAATCGCAATGTAGCGAGCGAGTCGGCAGGGGAGCTTTCTGTTGGCTACGCTACACCGACAATCACTGGTACAGATGCAGATTATCAATTAACTGCATACGGTCAAGAGTATTTACGTTTGCGTAAACTCGTTGGGATAGGTGTGATGGTGGCTTAATGACTGCTCAAGTTACAGGTAATCTTGCGAAATTCAAACAGCTTATCGAGCAAATAAAAGCAACTAGCGAAAAGGCTGTGTATGTTGGCTTTCCTGCTGAGTTTAACGAGCAAGTAGAGGGTTCAGATAACTTTAATCTAGCCTCTTTAGCTGCGGTGTTAGAGTTCGGTAATGAAAATATCCCATCTCGTCCGTTTCTTCGTCAAACATTGGCAGAAAATCAAGAAAAATACACAACGTTATTTGTAAAACTGTTTGAAAGCGGTGTTTCAATAGACCAAATCTATGAACAAATCGCTTTAATTGCTCAAGGTGATGTTCAGCAAAATATCGTTAATGGTAAATGGACTGCAAACGCACCAAGCACAATTAAACGCAAGAAATCAAGCAAGCCGCTTATTGACACAGGTAAACTGCGGCAATCTGTAAGGGGGATCGTCAAATGAGCTTAATTAATCAATTTCCTCGTTTTTTAAATAGCAAATTCAGCCAAAAGGTAATCGTAAAACATCTACAAGGCGAGCATTCAGCTATTGACTATAAGGCGAAGTACATTGAAGAGAAAGTCACTGCAATAGTGATGCCAACATCGCCTAACGATGTTCAATTCTTGCCAGAGGGTGAGCGGTTTCTGCCAAGCATTAAAATCTACACAGTTAAGCCTTTGAAGATAGGTGATTTGGTAGATTATCTTGGTGAGACTTACAAAATCAAAACAGTGGGTAATTGGAAAGACTATGGATACTACAACAATATCGGCATTCGACATAGCCAAACTGCGAAAGTGGATTCAAGAGGCTTTGAAGTTACCTAAAGATGCTGTAATCGGTGGCTGGTTGCCAGAAAATCCCCTGCCTGCGTTTATTACGATGGATGTATTAAATACTAACGAAATCGGACAGGCGACACGAGAATTTGACGGTAAACGAGAGCGTATTAGACAGTCAATGCAAAGCACGGTCAGCGTTTCTTGTTTTGGTCGCAATTCACTCGCTCAAGGCTACAAATTAAAAGCTATTTTCCAAAGTTCAGCGTTTCTTTCCTTTCTTAATTCAAACCATTGGGGTGTTATCCGCTTTTCAGATGTTCGCAACCTAACCGCTACGGTTGGGGCAGACTATGAAGAGCGTGGGCAATTTGATGTGATATTCAGTCATCATCACATTGTAGATACTCCGTTAGATCCGATTGAGAGAGTTGAGCAACGGACGAATAACAAATCACAAGATATAGGAGCATAAGCCAAATGGCATTATCAATCTCTAATATTGTAAACGTGCAATTAAACACAGTTCCGAAGTCTGCTGCTCGCAAATCTTTCGGTACAGTTGCACTTTTCACACCAGAGGCAGGCCAAGCATTTAATGATGCAACTACACGTTATATGTATGTTGAAAGTCAAAAAGATGTTGAGGCTCTCTTTGGTACAAACTCAGAAACAGCAAAAGCGGCTCAACCGTTCTTTGCTCAAAGTCCACGTGCGAAACAGTTAATCATTGCACGCTGGCAAAAAGAACAAGCAACCATTGAAGCAACCAAAAATGCTTTGCGTGGTGCGACATTATCAGATGATTTAGAAGCATTTAAATCAATCTCAAATGGTGGTTTCTCAATCACTGTTGGCTTGGCTGTTAAAGTAGTTGATGGATTAGACTTCTCAGAAGCCGCCGACTTTAATGCAGTGGCGACAAAAATCAAAGAAAAACTAACCACTTTAAAAGTAAATGCCGATGTTGCTTATGATGAGACTGGAAATCGCTTTATTATCTCTGCGACAGATTCGGGCGAAAGTGCAGATACTTTAATTTTCTACGCTGAAAAAGGTAATGCGACAGGTTATTACATTGGCGGAATGTTGAAACTTGAAGATGGACAAGCTACACGAGTTATCGGTAAAAACCAAGTTCAGGTTAAAGCTGAGAAAGTAGAGCAAGCATTATTCAATGTTTCAGAAGTAGAAAATGGCTGGTACGGTTTCACCTTTGCGGCTCAATTAACTGATGCACAAATCGAGGCTGCTGCTAAATACGCTCAAGCGAATGATAAATTATTCGGTGTTAGCGTAATTAAAACTGAGCAGATTGAATGGTCGACATCTAATGTATTCAAAAAATTATACGATGCTCAATTAGACCACACCTTGGCAATCTTCGATAAAAACGACTTATATCCAGCATCTTCTGCGTTGGCTCGTTTGTTATCTGTGAACTTTGCGGCTAATAACTCAACGCTTACGCTTAAATTTAAACAGCAACCAACAATCACAGCAGATGAAATCACTGCTACAGAGTTTGCGAAAGCAAAACGCTTAGGGATTAACGTTTACACTTACTTTGACGATGCCGCAATGATTGCTGAGGGTACTGTAATCGGCGGTAAATTCGCTGATGAAATCGTTATCCTTGACTGGTTCAAAGATGCAGTACAGAAAGAAGTGTTTGCTCGTTTATACAAATCACCGACTAAAATTCCTTTAACCGATAAAGGTCAGGCAATCTTAATCTCTGCGGTTGAGAAAGTTTGCTTAGAGGGTATCAATAACGGTGCTTTCGCCCCTGGTAAATGGACTGGCGATAGTTTCGGTAATCTGAAAACAGATGATTACCTAGAGAAAGGCTATTACATTTGGGCGGCTCCAATGGATACGCTTTCAGATAGCGACCGTGAGCAACGTAGAGCGACACCAATTCAGGTGGCTGTGAAATTAGCTGGTGCAATCCATTCAAGCGATGTGATTGTGAACTACAACCGATAATTAATAGGGCTGGATAATCCAGCCTTTTCTTTTTAAGAGGAAATATAAATGGCAGTTTTCGACCCTAAACAGGTAGTAGTGTTACTTGACGGAAAAGAAATCTCTGATTGGGCTGACGGTTCAGATGTAATCAGTGCCGCTAATCAGGTTGATGCAGGTCAGTTAGTTATCGGTGCGAACGGTACTGGTGTATTCATCGCTAACCCAGATAATTCAGGCAAGCTAACACTGAAAATTAAGCAACATTCTGCTGACAATGCTTACTTATCAAAACTATTTAATCAACAAAAGAGCAGTATTAAAACATTCTTACCTATCACTTTGTCAATCCGTGACTTAATCAACGATGACGTAGTGACAGCAAGCAAAGGTTATTTTACTACTCCAGCACAATACGTTCGTGGTAACGGCCATAATGCCGAGACTTGGACGATTGTTTTTGAACAAATGACAATGAACTTAGAAAAAGGCGTTGAATAATGGAACAGGTTAAGCAATTCACTATCGAAGATGTGACTTACACAATGACACCGGCTAATGCGATGGCGGCGTGGACTGCGTTAAAAAATGCGATGAAGTTACTTCAATCAGTTAATTTATCTGCTCTAGGTGATAGTAAAAAGCTAGGTGCAGGCATTTTAACGACTGTATTGGCTAATTTAGGCGAACCAAGCGTGAAAGAGTTAGAGAATATCGTATTAACTCACACAGCTTGCGAACAAGATGGACAAAAATACCGTTTATCAGAACGTTTTGATAGTCATTTTAATAAACACCGTGGGCATTTAATCGCTGTTTTAAAAGAGGGATTAACCTATCAATTCGCCGATTTTTTTATCGGTGGGGGTGGATTGCTAGCCAATATTCAGGGCAAACTCAAGGCGTAGAAAGACAATCAGAGAATAGAGTTGATTGGTTTGTTTTTACGCCAATAGTTAAAAAGTTCTGTACATTGCACGAATTAAGATCTGTTTATTCAATAGCAGATCTTCTTTCTTTCCACGAGGTAATAGTGGAATTAAATCAAATGGAGCAAAGCAAAGATGCTATTAGATGAGTTACTGATAAAAGTCGGTATAGAGGCCGATAGCCAAGCGATGCAAGAGTTTGAGCAATTCCTTGATACGGTTGGTAGTGGTACTGAAAGTGCGGTTGAGGGGCTTGGTGAGCTATCTAAATCCATTGAAAACACGGTTAATACCGATGCGGTGAAAGATGGCGCTGATGCGGTTGATGGCTTAAAAGGCAATATTGATAATCTTTGGGCGACAAAGTTCGGTGCTGATGGACTGGCTCAGAAATTCGAGTCTCTTGGTATCGTTATTAACAAAACTACGCTTGCAGTAGTGGCACTTGGTGCGGCTTTCTACGGGGCAACGGTAGGCGTTAAAAACTTCGTAGATGGAAACCTTGATGCGTTAGACGAGATTAAACAGCTATCTAATGTAACAGGTGAGGCGGCTGATAAAATCTATCTGTTAGGCAAGGTCGCAGAAGTAAACGGTTCATCAGCTCAAGCAGCTCAATCATCAATCGAGGGATTATCTCGAACAATCGGTGAGGCAGCAGCTGGAATCGGTCGAGGCGCTAAGACTTTTGAACAGTACGGATTAAGTGCTAAGAAAGCCAATGGCGAAATAAAATCATCTAGTGAGTTATTCGGTGAAATATCCGAAAAAATGCAACAGATGAGCGACCAAGAGCAAATAGCGATGCTTGCCAAGTTAGGCATTGATGGCTCAATGATTCAGACGCTTCGATTAGGCAATGATGAATTAGCTGAACAGATTGCTCTAGCAGAAGCCTTAACGCTTGGTGTTGGTAACGCAGAAAACGCAGAGAAAGCGGCAGCATTTAAAGATGCCTTAACGCAAGTTTCTCAAGTGTTTATCGCTATCGGTGAATACGTTTCTTTGCGTATATCGCCATCAATCCAGCGATTAGCTGAACGCTTTACAAAATGGTTTGCCGAGAATAATAACTTCATCAAGGCGATTTTAAATGGGCTTGGTCGAGTATTCTCGTTCTTGTTTGAATTAGCTGGTGCGATAGATAACATCATCGAAAGCACGGTTGGTTGGAAAGCTGTGGTTATCACGCTTGGCGGCTTGTTACTGTGGTTTAGCCGCAGAATGTTGTTAGCCTTTGCGACAAATCCAATCACCTTAGCGATTGCGGCTATAGCTGGATTAATCCTAATCATTGATGACTTTATCACTTGGTTACAAGGCGGTGACGCTCAATTCGGTGAATTCTATCAATCTTGTGCGGACGGTTTACAGTGGATTGAAGATAAATGGGGTGAGCTTTCAGATTGGATTAAGGAAAAATGGGGCGAGGCTATTTCTTGGGTATCTGGAAAATGGAATGCCTTTACAGCGACATTCAGCATAGACAACCTTAAAAAAGTCTTTGAGAGCGTTAAACAAACCATTATTGAAAAGTTTAAAGCAGCATTTGGTTGGGCTATCGACCTATGGAATAGTATTGTGGCTAAGATTGGCGGAGAGCCAATTAATATCCAAGCAAATGTATCTACTCAAGGCGTGCGACAAGCTGGATTAGGCGTAGCGGATTTAGTCTTAAATGCAGGTGTTTACGCTAAAGCATCTGAAGTTTCGGCTAGCGGTGTTGGCGGAACTTCTAATTCTGATAACAGTGTCAAGAATAGCAACAACAAAATCACCATCACACAGCATATTCAAGGCGTGGATAATCCAAAAGCGGTTGCAGACCAATCAGCACGAGCAATCAATAACCAACTTTCACCAGTTATAGGATAGTAAAGAATGTTTAATTTTGCTCAAGTATCAAGCAGAAGTATAGGCACGATAACGTTTGATGTGGTTACAACGGAAGATCACCAATCAGACCTTTCAATCACGGAAAATCCGATTGAGTCAGGTGCTGCAATAGCCGACCACGCAGTCGTTCAACCTAAACAGGTTACAATTAACGGAATTATGGTTGACTATGACCACGGAACGTTCGGCATCAACTCACCGTACATCGGCAATATTCGTGGAGTGGTTGATTTTCTGAATAACTTTCCATTCCCTGTTCCTGTAATTACTCAAACATCTCAAACAATCGCAAGGGCTGGGCGAGTTATTAGCCAAGCGGCAGGGGCTTACAGTCAAGTAAAAGGCATAGTAAATCAGGTGCGAGCAATTGCACCTTTTTTGCCAGACTTTGGACTTGGAGGATTGCTAGATAGTGGCGTAGGTGATAGTCGAGTACAAAAATGCTATGCCGACTTAGTGGCCTGTCAAAAATCAGGTGAGACAATCGAGATACAAACAGGAATTCATCTATATAAAGATATGATGATTCAGTCAATATCGGTTAATCAATCACAAGATGGCAGTGCGACATTTACGATAACCGCAAGAGAAATCTTTGTTGTAAACACTCAAACCACACAAAGCTCACAATCTAGCGGTAGTTCAAACGGTAAAGGTGGAAATAAAACGTCAACCATCGGCAAAACAAAAAGCGGCCGTGCTGCGGTGCAATCAGCATCGAAAACACAGCAAGGCACAACAAGACCGGCTAACGCAGAGCCAAGAAAAACATCGGCATTAAAAAATATCTTCTCATAGGTGGCATAGATGCAAAGAATACCAGTTACACAGTCGCCATACCAAGAGCAGACATTTGAGTTTAATGGTCGGAAAATCCGCTTGACACTTCGATTTAATAGTGTAGGCAATTTTTGGGTGATGGATGTTTACGAACCAGTCACTCAACGACAAATATGTCAAGGTCAGGCGTTGGCTTGCGGAGTACCTATCCTATTACGCTCAGTTCAGCCTTACTTCTTCTATATGGAAGATGAAAGCGGTGCGGATTTAGATGTTATGACAGCAAGCGACTTAGGTACGAGATGCTTTCTGTATATCGGGGCTAAATAATGAAACAGTTCGGCAGACAATGGAAATTAGATATTAGCAACGAACAAGAAACGCTAAGTATCACACAGTTAAGAGTGGCGTTTGAGATTGATAAAACAATCAACGAAAAGCCAAATCCAGCAAAAATCCAAGTTTGGAACTTAAACCGAGACCATATCAACCAATTATTAAGCCAAGATTACAAGAAAGCCGCTCTATCGGTAGGTTATAACGAACTAAGACAGATTTATTCAGGTGACATTACAAAAGTTAGAATTCAGCGAGACGGATTAGACTTTGTTTTGACACTTGAATGCTCTGATGGTCATGTGGCTTACACGCAGTCAAGAGCTAAAACAACGCTCAAAGCAGGAGCAACCGATAAGCAAATAGTCGAAGAAATACAAAAGACAATGCCTAAAGTGCAAGCTGGAGCGATGGATATTCCTAATCAGCGTAAATTGCCACGAGGTAGAGTATTAAATGGCAACAGCCGAGATATTTTAACCAAAGTAGCAAGAAACAACGGTGCAGATTGGTCAATTCAGGACGGCTCTTTAATCTTTCTGCCAAAAGATAAGGTGCTAAATGATGAAGCTGTTTTAATCTCACAGGATACTGGAATGATTAACGCCCCAGAGCAAACCGATGATGGATTAGAAATAACCTGCCTATTAAATCCAGCTTTACAAATTGGCGGACTGGTAAAAGTTGAGTCAATCATTGAATACTTTAACGGCGAGTACAAAGTAATAAAACTTGCTCACTCAGGCGATGGATTAGGTGGCGATTGGCAAAGCAAAATGACAGTGGTCGGTGGTAAATTCCAAAAGGTTGAGAGTGAGAATAGCAATTCTAAATCCGACACGAAAAGCAAGGATAAGAAAAAATGAACTACCAACAATCACTAGCCACACCAGAAACCGCAACAGACCAACAAATCCAACAAAATCAGTTAAATCTACACACTGCATTGCCTGCTAAGGTTGTGAGCTTTGATCCAAGCAAACAGACGGTAACGCTTGCGGTTCAAGTAAAAATGCAACTGGCAGACGGTAACGGTGCGGACATTCCACCATTGGTTGATGTTCCAGTTAGTTTTCCTAGAGGTGGCGGATTTGCTGTTACCTTTCCACTAAAAGCAGGTGATGAGGGGATTGCAATATTTTCTGAACGCTGCATAGATGGTTGGTGGCAAAATGGCAACGCCTCAACGCCTTTAGACTTTAGGCTACATGATTTGTCAGATGCAATGTTTATTCCTGGCGTTTGCTCTGTTCCTAAAGCTATCAAAGGCTTTTTCAATGATGGGCTTTCAATGCAGACATTGGATGGTGGAACGTACATTCGCATAAAGAATGGCACAATCCAAATCAAGGGAAACATTGAACATCAAGGCGATGTAAATCATAAAGGCAACACCACACAAACAGGCTCGCATAGTTCTACTGGATTAATCTCAAGTAAAACTGATGTTTCTGCTGGTGGAATTTCAGGTAAAACACATAAACACGCAGGTGATAGCGGCGGTAAAACAGGAGTTCCAGAATGACGGTAAAAGTTAGACGATTAGATAAAAATCACGACTGGACTTTCGGGCAAGGTTTCGCAAATTATGCCATTGAGTCAGAGGCGATTGCTCAAAATGTTCAAACTAGACTTTGGTCATTCACGAATGACTGGTTTTTAGACTTGGAACATGGATTACCATGGTTAGAACAGATGGGGCGAAATGTAGATTTAGGCGACTGGGAAATTCGGATTAAAAAACACGTTCTACAAACTGACGGAGTTTCCAAGATTACCAGTTATGAATCAAATTTAGATCCAAATACACGCAAATTAGTAATTGATATTACTTACCAAGACATCTATGGAGCGGAAAATTCCGCTAGTTATCGTTCATAAGGGGCATTATGGCAACACTAACAGAAACAGGAATCCAAATTGAGCGCTTAAACGACATCGTGAAGCGTTTTGAAGATGGCTTTAAGCAAATCTACGGTCAGAACATTGACTTATCGCCAAATACGCCAGACGGTCAAATGGTGGGGATTTTAGCTCAGATTAAAATGGATATTGAGGAGCTTGCCGAGAATGTTTACCGACAATTAGACCCAGATGTAGCAACTGGAGCGTGGTTAGAGCAGAGAGTAGCTTATGCTGGCTTAATGCGAAGAGGTGCGAGTTATAGCTATTTACGCTCTGTAATCCTAACTGGCGAGCCTAACACTCATCTCTATGCTGGTATTGTTGTATCTGACCAAAATAAGGTTCGCTGGGTACTCACAACCGATATTCAATTAGATAGCAACGGTTCAGGCCGAGCAGACTTTAGAAGTGAGCAGCTTGGAAGTTTTAACCTTGCTAAAAACACAACCTTAACCATTGAGACGGTGACACTTGGACTAACTAATGCGGTCACTTTTGAAAATGCAGAAGTTGGCGTAGAAGAAGAAACCGATACACAATTACGTGAACGCTTTTTATTTAGTCGAACAAAGAACGCACAGAATTCAGCAGAAGCAATCACTGCGAAAATAGCAGCATTGCCAGATGTAAAACAGGTTCGAGTACTTGAGAATAACACCGCTCAACGTGATGCATTAGGTGTAGAGCCTCACTCAATCGATGTGATTGTTTACGGTGGCAATGATGAAGAAATCGCTAATGTAATCTATCAAAATAAAGGGGCTGGAGTTGGGTTACAGGGTAACACGCTAGCAAACCTTAAAAAGGACGGAGAAATGAGACCAATTAGATTTGACAAGGTTTCATTGGTTGATATTCAGGTATCAATGCGATGCGTTCGCTATGAAGATTTTACTGAAATTGATAAAGACCAAATTAAAAAACTCTTAGCTAATCAGGTTTTCAAAATTGGTCAAACGGTTTCTTTATCTCGCCTATATTCACCAATCAACCAAGTTGGCGGTTTCTGGGTTAAAGAATTAAAAATAGCACGAAAAGGGCAACAATTAAAAGCCGAGAACGTGGCGTTACAACCTAGAGACTTAGCAAGAATAATGGAAAACGACATCGCAATCGAGGTGGAATAATGGCTTATTCAGATTTGCTTATATGGCAGTATCAAGGAAAGCCTAAAGCTCTCTCGACAATCAAAATGATTGAAGATCAATTTGCTCAAAGCTTTATTGATTTATATCAAATTCAATATGTTTTAAGTATAGAGACGGCAACTGGAGACCAGTTAGATTTGGTCGGAAAACACGTTGGGCAGTCAAGAATTGTTAATGGTTACACTTTAAGACAATTCTTTGGGTTTAAGAATGCAAAAAATGCACTTGGATTTAGTAAAGAGCTTGAGGGCGGTGGTCAATGGTACAGATTAAGAGACCCTTTAGCTGATTCGGTTCGGTTATCTGATGATGATTACAGGTTTTTAATTAAGTGTAGAGTGATTAAAAACTACCAGCTTGGCACAGTTCCGAACATCATTGAGGCTTGTCAGTTTGTGTTCGGTGATGGCTGCAAGGTAACGGATAACTTAAATATGACCGTTACTGTTAAAGTGCCTAAAAAGAAACTCACTCAATTCTCAAAGTTTGCTGTTCAGCATTTAGATATTATTCCAAGACAAGCAGGCGCTAAAATTATTTTTGAAATCAAATAGAGGATTCTATGGCGATATATAACAAACCTGACGAGAGCGTATTCGCATCAAGTGCTAGACAGGGGGAAGTGAACAATTTCCCCGATATTGGCAGGGGGTGGGGGATTTCATTCGACCAGACTGGCGGCATTCCTCCAATGGAGTGGTTTAACTTCCTTTTTAAACGAACAGATGAGAAGTTTGGTTATCTATTTCAACGAGGATTGTCAGAATGGTCGGAAACGCAAACTTATCCAGAGGGCGCACTGGTTCAATATAAAAACCTCACATACAAAGCAAAAAGAGCAAATACAAATAAAAACCCAGAGCAAGCTAATTCTTTAGATTGGCAGCGTTGGGGGTTTGCTCAGTCAGAGCTTAAGAGCGCAACATTAACTGAGAGTGGCATTACTCAGCTCTTGACATCTATCAATAGTGATGATGAAACCAAGTCTGCTACGCCCAAATCTGTGAAAATAGCTTACGATAAAGGCGTAGAGGCGAAAGCTGCGGCAGATGTAGCTCAACTCACAGCAAATGATGGAGTATCTAGAGCAAATAACGCACAACTCACAGCAAATGATGGAGTTTCGAAAGCTAATGTGGCGCAAGCAAGCGCAAACAGTGCTAACAATAACGCAAATGGTCGTGTTTCAAAGAGTGGTGATAGATTAACTGGCATTTTGTATTCCGTGGGCATTTCGTCCAAACATTTTGGGTATAGCAATTATGCTAATCAATATACTAGCGGCGCACCGTTTATGGTTGAGGCTACAGGGTCGCAAGACCGTGATACGTATCATCCATTTGTCAAAGGGTTGGTGCGGTCAAAAGGACGTTATGGTGCTGGATTTTCGTTCGGGTACACAACAAAGCAAGGTCAAGGTGATGGCTTTGGGCGAGGGATTATCCATCTTATTGAGGATAATGGCTCTAACAAAATATGGACTTTCGAGCATAATGGCGACTTTAATAGTGCTGGAGATGTTCGCTCCTCAAGCGGTAAATCTTTAAATACTACCGTGCAGACTAGCGATTATCGCTCTCAATGGGGGCAGACAGGATGGGTTAAATTGCCTAATGGGCTAATTTTACAATGGGGCAAAACACCTGTAATTCATGACGAAAATAGCACAGATATAGTCTTTCCGATCGCATTTCCAAATAAGGTTTTAAATATTCAATTGACAGAAAACCAAATGAGAACAGTTGAATCAAACGCAACACACTTAGCTGCACTTAATGTGACTAACACAAAATTTACATTCAAAATGAACTCAACCCTACCTATTGATACATCGGCAGATTGGTTTGCTATTGGATATTAATGAGGTTCAAAAATGTATTTTTACGACAAAAAAACTAACGGATTTTATATTGACGGCATTCATGAAATCCCAAACGGATCAATAGAACTGACGGACGAAACATACCGCACTTTATTAAATGGACAATCTTCCGGCAAGCAAATCATTGCCAACAAGCAAGGTGTGCCAGTGTTAATTGAGCCACAACCTAGCGATGCGCATGAATTAAATATCGAGACACTACAATGGACTATCTCAAAAGAAAAACAATTAGCTATCTTTAATAAAGAGAAAGAGACTTTATTGAACAGATTGGCAGATAAAGCAGATGAGATTAAAACAAATCTTCTTGTTGGCTATCCGCAAACAGAGATTGAGAGCTTTTACCGCCAAGAGAAAGAAGCGTTAGCGTGGCAGGCAGACAATAAAGTTGATACCCCGATGCTTAAACAAATCGCAAGAGTGCGAGGCATTCATTTTGAGATATTGGTTGAGAAAGTTATCGAGAAAGCATCTCAATTTGCTGTGGCTATTGGCGTAATTATCGGGCAACGTCAAGCATTTGAAGATCGTTTACTGGCCACAAAAACACCAGAAGAACTCACCGCACTTGAAAAGGAAATTGAAGAATGGAAATTCCAAGTAAATTAAAGCTATACGCTTATCACAATCTAATCGCTTTCGACCAGTTATTCAATGCCTTAACAGGTGGAGCAGCAGATGAAACATTATCAAGTCGCACCTATCGTGGTGCGATTTTAGTTTCTAAGCCAAAGAAACGATGGGTAATTATTCATAGAGTAATTAACTTCCTATTCTTTGATAAAAACCATTGTAAGGATTCATACGAAAGCGAGCTAAAAGGCAGACAGCACGACAAACGGTTTAGTCAAATGCGTAAGGGGGCTTAGATGTCACAAACAGATATTGTTCTTTATCGTGGCGATGATGAAGAGCGAAGGGTGCGGATTTATGAGAAACAGCAGAATGACGAGCTTAAACCATACGACCTAACCAACATTAAGCGGTTAGATTTGTGGGCGAAAGTTAGAAGCCATACTGTAATTTCTCTATCTAGCACAGATGAAACAATTAAGGTTATAGATGCAGAGAATGGCGTTATTTTGCTTAAATTCCATCACGATTTAACGAAATACGCCATTTGGTCAGAAGCAAACTACGACTTGCAAACAATATCCAATACGGGGGCGGTAAAAACGGTGATTAGAAACGCACTTTTTAAACTAGAGGGCGATGTCACACCGCAACCGAGCGAAGATGACGTGTAAAGATGAATTAGTAGTAATTATTGAGCCACCTCAAGAGATTGAGGTGGTAATTGAAAAGGTCGAAATTGTCAAATTAGATGATGGACAATGCGATCAAAAAATCCCAACTCTCGAAGAATTAAAAACTTTTTATAATATAGGAGCTTTATAGGGTGGCAGCACAAGAATTTCACCAGACACTCACAGAATTTGCCGAATTCGTAGGTATGAAAGATAAGGAAATTACTAAACTTATCGGAAACCTAACAACTTTAAGCACAACAGATAAAACAAATCTAGTTGGCGCAATCAATGAATTATATCAATCTGTCAGAAGCCTATCAGGTAGTGCAGCAGGTATTAATGACAGTGCGACAAATGAAACATCAACTTTATCCGCTAAGAAGATTCTTGAGCTTGTAAATCAAGCGAAAACCGAAGCTAAAAGCGAAATATTGGGCGGAAATGTAGCGGCTGAATTAGATACCATCAAGGAATTAGCCGATGCATTAAATGGAATGAAAACAGGCGAAGATGGCTTGAATAAACTTATTCAAAAAATCTCACAAGCCAATGAAGCATTAACCGCACTTAATCAGAAATTCACATCTCTAGACGATGTGAATTTAAAAGAAGCTTACACACGAGGTTACAATAAATAATGACATTTCAGACTGGTATAACTGAATTTGCCGAATTTGTTGGAACTGAAATTAAGCGAATTGAAAAGAAAATCCCAGATGGCGGTAGTAATCAATCTAGTAGTCAAATTGTAATTACTGGAAACGGTCGGCCGGATAATCCAAACACAACAGGCGGTAAGATTACAGGCGTTGAGCCAAATGGAGCAATCTATACATCAATAAACGGTGCTGGCGTTGGAGCCTACCAGTGGCAAAAATGCGGTGGTCGCTGGAAGATCGTTTATGGCGACACTGGTGATATCACAATGAACGCTCAAAATACTGTGGCAGGAAACTGGGTTCGTATCAAACGATACAACAACCTTGTTATTATGAGCTTCGGTGGCGGACAGTGGGGATGGTTTCAAGTTTTAGGCAAAGGTAGTAAAGGTTTTATACAGCGTAAACGCAATACACGAAATATTGACCTTATCAAATTGGGCGGCATCCCACAAGGTTTTCGTACAGATTTTTCTTTCCTGAAACCCTTTTACAATGATATTGGCATTGAAATTGGCAAATTGTATATTGGGGGTAAAGGAGATTCAAACTACATTGAAATGCGGTTTCTGGAAGATATACGAGAAACCGATTATCAAGATCTACGATTTCCTGATGTAATGTGGTACACTACAGACGACTTCCCTTTGTCCATCTAATAATCTCACACCACTTAAACAATATTGGTCTATTGCCAATATCTATTAATCTAACAATTCTGCTATTTCTTCCATATTCGGGGCATAGTAAACATTCTGAAGAATCCGAATGTCTTTATGCCCCGATATTTTCGCCAAAGTCATCACATCGACCTTTTTAGCCAATCTTGTTAAAGCCTCTCGTCTAGTGTCGTGAAAACGTAAATGCTCACACATTGCCATTTTCTTAACTTTTCGGAAAGCGGCATCAAGCGAACGAGTATCTAATTGAAAACACAAACCAGTGTTGCCAACTTCTTTTTTCAATCTTTCAAGAATAGCCACAGCGTTTCTTGTTAGTGGAACGGTGCGAGAAGTGCCATTCTTCGTCATTGGCAGGTAAGCAGTTCTTTTCTCTAAATTCACATTATCCCAAGTTAAGCCACAAATCTCACCAGCTCGCATTGCTGTTTCAATAGCAAATAGCATGGCTGCGCCACTTCTTGCTCTGATTGTTTTAAGTGTATCATTGTAACCGCTAACGTAGAGTATTCTTTCTATCTCTTCATCTGAGTATCTTTGAGTTCTTGGCTCACTTCCTTTTGGTAAAACCAAGCCTATCATCGGATTTTTTTCAATATAATTCCAACGTTCGACTGCCACATTAAAAATATTTCTGATGGTAGATAATTCTCGTCTAATACTCTCACCACTAACTTCTTTTTCTCTCTCCGCTATCCATAACTCAAAGTCTTTTCTCGTTACATCACCGATAAACTTGTTACAAATCGGATGTCTTGCGAATTTGTTTAATCTTAACGTTTCGTGGCGTATTCCTCGCTTAGTTGGCGTAATCTCTCGTAAATAACGCTCTACAACGTCCGCTAAGACGGTTTCGGGTTGCAATCCTTGCTCTTGTAGCTCTAATTTTTTCTCTTCTTCCAAAGCCCATTGAGTGGCCTCCGCCTTTGTTTTACAAGTTTTAGACTTTCTTTGTCCGTTCTTGTAAACCTCAACTCGCCATTTATCACCACGTTTTCTCATTGTAGCCATTTTTATATCTCCTCATCTTGGCGTAATTAGACCAAATAAGGCGTAATTTTGGCGTAATTAACGACAAGAAATATATAAAAATAACTAAAAGTTGGCAATATTTGAGGCTTGAAATCTTGATGATTTGTTGAATTAATTATAGATAAGTGATTGATTCTTGAAGTGAATTTTAGGAAAGAAAAAAGCCAGTAGAAATTTACTGGCTTTGATAGGTGGTGCGACTAGCTGGACTCGAACCAGTGACCCCCACCATGTCAAGGTGGTGCTCTAACCAACTGAGCTATAGTCGCGTAAAAGATGTGGCAGATGATAAACAGTTTTAATGATGAAAACAAGGGGATTTGTTTTAAGTTAAATTTAGCTGCTAAAAAAATAACCAAAAGTTGCTGTAAAAAGTCTCAGTAGTTATTTTGATTTTATGCAGGTTTAAGCGTATAATGCCCAGCGTTTTTTATCTCGGATGAGCCGAAATTTAAAAAAGCTTTAGTAAATTGTAACTATTTGTGGAGTTTAGATAAAATGTCTAGAAAATTAAGAAGAACGAAGATTGTATGTACAATGGGTCCTGCAACAGACCGCGATAACAATCTTGAAAAAATTATCGCAGCAGGCGCTAATGTTGTACGTATGAACTTTTCTCACGGTACACCAGATGATCATATTGAGCGTGCTGAGCGTGTTCGTGCGATCGCGAAAAAATTAGGTAAAACCGTGGCAATTTTAGGTGACTTACAAGGTCCTAAAATTCGTGTTTCTACTTTTAAAGACGGCAAAATTTTCTTAAATGTTGGTGATAAATTTATTCTTGATGCGGAATTACCAAAAGGTGAAGGTAATCAAGAAGCCGTTGGTTTAGACTATAAAACACTTCCACAAGATGTTGTGCCAGGCGATATTCTTTTATTGGATGACGGCCGTGTTCAATTAAAAGTTCTTTCTACTGACGGTGCAAAAGTATTTACTGAAGTGACAGTTGGTGGTCCGTTATCAAACAATAAAGGGATCAACAAATTAGGTGGTGGTTTATCTGCAGACGCATTAACTGAAAAAGATAAAGCAGATATCATCACAGCTGCACGTATTGGTGTAGATTACTTAGCTGTATCTTTCCCTCGTTCAAGTGCAGATTTAAACTATGCGCGTGAATTAGCAAAACAAGCAGGTTTAGACGCGAAAATCGTTGCTAAAGTTGAACGTGCTGAAACAGTCGTTGATGAAGCAGCAATGGATGATATCATCCTCGCTTCTGATGTAATTATGGTTGCGCGTGGTGACTTAGGTGTTGAAATTGGTGACCCAGAATTGGTTGGCGTACAGAAAAAATTAATTCGTCGTTCACGTCAATTAAATCGTGCGGTTATTACTGCAACTCAAATGATGGAGTCAATGATTAGCAATCCAATGCCAACTCGTGCAGAAGTGATGGACGTGGCAAATGCGGTATTAGATGGTACTGACGCGGTAATGCTTTCAGCAGAAACTGCTGCAGGTCAATATCCAGCTGAAACTGTAGCGACAATGGCTCGCGTATGTTTAGGTGCAGAAAAAATGCCAAGCATCAATATTTCTAAACACCGTTTAGATCGTGAATTCAGAGATATTGAAGAATCTGTAGCGATGTCAGCAATGTACGCAGCAAACCACTTAAGCGGTATTGCAGCAATCATTACATTAAGCCACTCTGGTCGTACACCATTATTAATGTCACGTATTAGCTCAGGTTTACCAATCTTTGCACTTTCTCGTGTTCAAGAAACCTTAAACCGTTGCGCATTATACCGTGGTGTAACACCAGTTCATTTTGATGGTGAATCTCGTAGCGCTGCAGGTGCAAAAGCAGCGATTAACCTATTAAAAGAAAAAGGTTATTTAGTTTCAGGTGATCTTGTTTTATTAACACAAGGTGATGAATCAGAAGGTACAACTAACGTTTGTCGTACTTTAACTGTTGAATAATCAACATGCCTGAATGAAAAAGAGCGGTGGATTTTTCCACCGTTTTTTTATGTCTAAAATATTGAAAATATTGACCGCACTTTTTTCTTAAAACCACCTCGTATTTGCGGTATCATAAGCACAGTTTTTTAGTTTAAATTGAAATCCTTATGGTATCACAACGACAAATCCAATCTTCCGATCAGAAAACTGAACAAGTTAGCATCCCACCTCATTCCACTGAAGCAGAACAAGCCGTTCTTGGCGGTATTATGTTGAGTAATCAGCATTGGGATGGCATTGCTGAAAGAGTCATTGCTGAGGATTTTTATACTTTTGCGCATAAAGCGATCTTCCAAACCATGGAAGAATTAATGCGTAACCAAACGCCAATTGATTTAATTACCCTCGATCAAGCGCTTAAAGCCAAAGGTATCAGTGATTCCGTAGGCGGTTTTGCTTATCTCGCTGATCTTTCTAATAATACCCCAAATGCCATTAATATTTTGGCTTATGCCGAAATTGTACGTGAAAAAGCGATTTTGCGTGAGCTTATTGCCGTAGGGAATCGTATTGCAGAAAACAGTTATTCGCCCAAAGGCAAAGACATCAAGATGGTGTTGGATGAAGCCGAAAGAGAAGTGTTTGCGATCGCTGAAAAACGGAGTTCTTCAACAGAGGGCCCTCAAAACGTGCTCAGTGTGTTAGAAAGCACCATCGCTCGAATTGAAACCTTAGGTAAGCTTGAAAATCATAACGGTGTGACAGGGGTCACAACGGGCTTTGTTGAGTTAGATAAGAAAACAGCCGGTTTACAGTCTTCCGATCTCATCATTGTGGCAGCACGTCCTTCCATGGGTAAAACCACATTTGCAATGAACCTTTGTGAAAATGCGGCCATGGCAAGTGATAAGCCTGTATTAGTCTTCAGTTTAGAGATGCCTGCTGAGCAAATTATGATGCGTATGATTGCCTCTCTAGCTCGCGTGGACCAAACCAAAATTCGTACAGGCCAAAACTTGGAAGAAGCGGAATGGAGCAAAATTGCTAGCGTGTTTGGGATGTTTAAGCAAAAAAATAATCTTTATATCGATGATTCATCGGGTTTAACTCCAACAGAATTGCGTTCTCGCGCGCGTCGTGTGTATCGAGAAAATGGTGGCTTGAGTATGATTATGGTGGATTATCTTCAATTAATGCGCGCGCCCGCATTTTCAGATAACCGTACCTTAGAGATCGCCGAGATTTCTCGTTCTTTAAAAGCATTAGCGAAAGAATTAGAAGTCCCTGTTATTGCACTTTCCCAGCTTAACCGTACTTTAGAACAACGTGCAGATAAACGTCCAGTAAACTCAGACTTGCGTGAATCAGGCTCTATCGAGCAGGATGCTGACTTGATTATGTTTATTTATCGTGACGAAGTGTATAACGATAATTCTGAAGATAAAGGTGTTGCTGAAATCATTATTGGTAAACAACGTAACGGTCCGATTGGTCGTGTACGTTTAGCATTTAACGGTCAATTCTCACGCTTTGATAACCTTGCCGAACAGCGTGAATACAGAGATGATTATTAG